AAGCATTAGTAGATATGGGTGTCATTTGAGCAGCATCAAGTACACTTACTGAAGCACTCGCACTTGAATAACAACCCAACCAATAAACTGTACCTGCTGTAAATGTATAAGATGTAGTAAATGTTTTTACTCCTGTTGTACTACAATCAAGGTTAGTACTTTCTATTAATTTAGAACTAGGCACACCATTCAAATCAGAATATACAAGTATTCTTATATTTGTTGCACTAGTTCCTGCTACATTAAGTTGAAGATTTGAAATTGTTATTGAATTTGCAGGAATAAAGGGATATAATCCAATAACATTTGCACTTACAGTTGAGGAACTATTAGCTGTTGTAGCATTTGTACGAACACCATAAGACCTACCTGAAACAGGCTTTGTTAATACATGCACTCCACCACCTCCTGCAGAACCTGGTACATTAACAGTAACAGCATTTCCAACATTTGTTGCAGTAACACCTGTTCCTGTAAAATCAATCCTATTTACATCAGAAGTTCTTAATACTCCTTCATCATAAATTCCAATTTGTTTTGATATAGTAATACTTGTAGACATTATAGTGTATATGTATAAATAATAATTGTATCTAATGTAGCTCCATTTGAATCAATAAATATCTGAGTTGAATCAAAGTAATTCAGTAATCCTCCAGCATCATAATTAATTGTTACCTTACTAGGAATAGAAACATAAGTAGTACCACCATCTGTACTTACTAAAATAGAAACAGTAGTGTCTTGATTATAAATGGATAATGTTAATAATTTTGCAGTTGCTCCAGTATAATAAGCCATATCTTTTAATCCATTAATTGTATTTATACCTGGCAAAATTGGTACATTAGCTTGACTGGTACACAAAGTTGTAGAAACTGAATCATTACAAGTTCTTTGTCCTAAGGGACCTATAATATTTATATTAGTTAATGAAGCAATAGCATTAATAATACCTTGTAAACCTTTTAGCATTTTTAATTGCCAAGGAAAGTTATTTCCTTTATTCCCGTAGTCTTTTAAGTTTCCTATTGACATGATTAATATGTTTTATTTAATATGAATATTTCAGAATAAATAGAGTTAGCAGAACTAGCAGCACCCCATTCTGCAGTTATCTTCAATGTATTATTTGTTGTAGTATCAAAAGTTGTATTATTTATAATACTAAAGTCAATACCTTCAAAGTTAGTACCTGCATTCTTTATATAAGAGAAGACGCCTCCGGAAGCAATTGATGCTACTCCAGCTGCTCCTAATGTTCTGACTGTAAAAGATATGTCCATTTCCCAATGTTTATTTGTAGAGGTACTCATAGCAATCACACCAGTATCTGCTAGAATAGTGGTTCCAGCTTTTATTCTAAATCTAATTGTTGCTGAACTATTACAAGATAAGTGACCAATTAATTTAGAATTAAAAGAATCTCCTATTTTAAAACTATTTGCAGGAATGGATAAAGAACCTACACCAGTACTGATTAAATCAGATTCTAATATAGTATTGGTTATAGGAGTACTTGATACAGTCTGTGAATATAGTCCAACATTTACAGTAGGTGGTACTATTGTTGATAATTGAGTAATAAAATCAGCTACGGATATTGCACCAGCTAAATATTCATCATCTCGTCTAGGATCTTTTAAACCTACCGGTAAAAGAGTTTTAGCAGGATCTACTGATGTAACCTGTCTTCTTCCTTTAATCCAAGAAATAAAGTTTAGAATATCCATGATATATTATTTTTTAATCTAGTATAAGATAAGAAATCTTTAATGTATTATTAAATGCTGTTGCTGCTGAAACATTATAAATACGAATAGCAAAACTTCCATTTGCAAGAGCTTCTGTAATTAATAAAGGAATTCCAGCTCCTGGATGATTTACTGTAAGTAAAATTTTAGATGCTGTAGTTACTTTAGAATTATTTACTGTAAATGCTGCATTAGAACCTCCTGCTAAAGTACTTGATACTGTAGTAATAATTCCATTATGTGCATTAACTGTAACAGCAGTAGTTATTGCTGTTGTTTGAGTTACATTAGCTGTATCATATACAGATTGTAAAGGTGCTGTATTAATAGCTAATGATAAATAACCATCATCTCTACTTGGGTCTTTAGCTCCAATAACTAATAGACTTTGTACGTCTGTTGGTAATGTTGTTCTGTAATTACTAGATTTAATCCAGCTAATAAAATTTAAAATGTCCATTTTGTTTGTTTTTAAGTTGTTTATTTATATAATTATTTTTCTTTGTATTTTTTAGCTTTTTTTGGTGCATTAGTTTTTTTCCATCTATTAACTGCAGCTAGTGTTGCAGCTGTGCCAAGAATTCCTTGAGCTACAGGGTTTTTTAAAACTTTTCCAGTTGCATTTAACATATAAAAAGGAAAACCTCCAATTATTTTACCAGTAATATTTTCAGTTGCAAGTCTTGCTTTAGATTTTACAAAAGGTGCTTTTGTTTTTGTTGTACCTTTTGTACCTGCACCTGTTTTTGTTCTACTTCCTTTTACAGTAATTTCTGGTATTTCTTGTACCTTTCCTGTTCCTTTTGGTCTACCTGGTCCTCTTTTTATTGTTGCCTCAGCAGCAGCTTTATTATTAGCAGCAGTTTGTAACCTTGATGTACCTTTTATTTTTGTTGCAGTTTTATAAGCAGTTTTACCACCTTTACTTGCACCTTTAGCTGCACCTACAATTATTTTTCCTAGTGTTCCTACACCTTTAACTATTCTACCCAATTGTGCTTTAGGTAATTTTTTATTTGCCATAATTTTTTAATTTTAAATAAATAATATATATATAATATACAAAAATTTATTAATAAAAACAAAAAAATTATAGAAAAGATCCAGCAAAGAAAATTAAGAGAAGTGAAGCAACAATAAAATATGAACCAATAGCTTCACCTTGATGGTCTAGTTCATAAGCATCTTTAATACTATTGTATATAGGTCCTCTAAAAGAACTTCCTATAATCCATAACAAACATGCTATGCTTAAAATAAATAACATTATTAAATAATTCATAAAGTGTCAATTCTACGTTGTAAATATACTAATGCTTTTTCTAAATCTTCTTTATTATTAAAAGTTTTTTTACCAGCTCTAGCTAAATATTTTATTACATTTCCTAAGTAAAAATCTTTATCTAACTTCCAAGCTTCTAATACATTAAAAACTTCATATGTTGAATTTTTTCCACCATAGTATTTAGGACGTGTTTCAAATGGTGGAATATCTTTTCTAAAATCATGAACATAATTTTTAGTATTATATTCAAAATCTAAATTATTTTTAGTTCTTTTATCTATATCTTCTTTAGATACTTCTTTAGAATTAATTTTATCAGTACTTGTTTTTCCTGAAAAATACGGATTATCATCTGTTATATTTACCATATTATTGCTATATCCATTTCATTAAACATTAGTTTTACACTACCATCAATGTCAACTTTTTCTGCATGTTCTAATTGTGGAACAGGAATATATACTAAATCTCCAACAGCAATTTCTTCTACTTTATCACCTATAGCATATACAGTAAGTTTAGTCCATTGTTTCATTGCTTCATACATTAAAGCATCTTGATCTTTTTCAGATAATGTAATTACTGATTCTTTTTTTACAGGAACTTCAATTAGTATTCTTCTTCCTCTTAATGTTTTAAACGGTGTCATATTTATAGTTTTAGTAATTTAACAACAGACATTTGAGCATTTAGTATTTCTCCAACTGCATGATCAAACAATAAACTTTTAACTGGGGATTGTGTTGACATTGTATAAGTACTTTTTAAAATTTCTGTAATCTCAGAAAATTTTTGTTTTACTTCTAATTCAACACCTTCTGGTAATTCTTCAGTATTTAATCCTACTAAGATATCTCCGAAAGAATAAATTTTTGTTTCTTTAAATAATACTTGATTTTCATTATTTTTATGAGATCCATCACAAAATCCATTAGGGTCTTGAGATTTTCCACATCCACATTTAATTTCATCTGACATAATATATTTGTTTAGTTTTTACAAATATAAAAATATTTTATATAAAAACAAATATATTAAAATTATTTTCTAGAAAAGAATGCTTTTTTTGGTTGTTCTACCTTAACATCTTTTAGTTTTTCAATTATCTTATTTGCTTCTTCTTCAGCAAAAGTTATTACCTCTTCTTCTTTATCTTTTATATCCCAATTATTTAATAAGATACTCATGTGCATTGTCTCATGCATAACTCCTGTAGCTTTTTCTGTAACAGAATACTTTTTAAAGGTACCTAAGTTTATAAATAAAAAAGGTTTGTAAGGATCTTTAGCAGTAAGTTTTTTATCTGCCGGATCATAATTAGTTAATCCATATATGTAAACACCATTACCTTGATCTCCATTTTTAGGAGTAGTCATGTCTACTTCTTCTGCTTGAGCATCTGCACGATTAAGACCATGCATTTCTTTAACATTATAATAATCAAAAATTTCAGTAGCATCCTTACCAATTAATAGTAAGTACTTGCCCATATCTATTTTTTTCATAATTTTATTTACTTACCTTGACCTCGGTATAACTTCTTATAATTCTTAGAAGACTTAAGTTTAGATCTTTTAGTTTTTGCATGAACACCAGTCCTAGAAACTTTTGGTTTATCTAACTTAGTAATTGTATCTTTAATTTTTGCCATAACAATTTATATATATATTAATATACAAATAATTAATTACTTACACAAATATGTATTATTCTGTATCATAAAACATTCTTTCAGAATCTTCTGTTTGCCACTTCTCAAATCCTTCACAGTTATAAAATTCATCACATACTAAGTAGTCTGGTTTTTCTGGGAATGGTTTAGTTACAAAACTAGGCTCAGACCATTTAATTCTATTGTTTGGCTGAAGTGCAATTTGACCATTATCAAGTAAAATAATATGGTGACTTTTATGTTCTAGTGGATCTTCTGCTAGAGATAGATCTGTGTTAAGATCATTAGATCCCCAGTTTATGGTCCCGTAATAACTACCCGGGTAAAACTTATGATCTTTCATATACACTTCTACATTGGTATCATAAAGATAAGAGAGATGTAGTAGAGTAAAGTTATAAGAAAAACAATTCCATATCTGTAAGTAATGAAATGGTAGATCTGGATCTGGCATTTTTGGTTCATGCAATAAAGCATGACTTGGTAACTTATCCCTAAGTACTCCATTCTCTAAGAGTACTTGAAACAATGCTGCCTGACCAGGTAAACATCTCACAGATATAATTACTCCAGGTGTAAATTCTCCTAGACCTTTTTTATGTTGGTACATGTATTCATTTCTTACAAATACTTTAAGAGAAAAAAAGTTATGTTCTATATAAGCCATAATAAATATTTTAGATCACAAATATAGAGAACATCTTTAACATCACCTATATATAAAATTTATAGTAGGTGTTTATTCCCCCGGGTACATTCTGTCTCAGATGCACCCCCCAGGATGTCAAGTTTCTTGCACTAAAAACTGGACAAAGTTATTTGGGTTTTTAATATGTATGACATTATGGTATTTGGGATTTGTGGTATGTGTGACATTATGGTGGGTCCTACACTCAGACTCCCCCGGCTCTCCACAGCTAGGTGGTACCCCCCATGAAACTGAGAGGACCAACCCAAGTCCAAGAAAAAAAATACAAAATAAAATCCTACAGGAAAGTTTTATGTACTCTAAGATAAGAGTACTATACTAAGTGTACATACTATGTAGTACTATACTATGTATACTATACTAAGTAACAAAGAGAAGGAGAGACATGACATGCTATAGTATACTATACATACTATACTATATATATTATAATAAAGTAAACTTATTTATAAGTAAGTAAACTTAAAACTATATACATATGAAAAGAGTAGATATTTTTAGTTTCTTAGCATCAGATGCTACGGAACTAATAAAAATGCAAACAAAATTAAACCAATGGCTTACAGCCAAGAGTTTAGTTAAGTATGAAATACACACTGCAGGTGAGTATATTATATTCAATGTTTGTAGAAAAAAAGAGCAGGAGTAATCCTGCTTTTATTAAACAAAACTTATTTATAATTAATTAAACTTTAAACTAAAGACTATGAAAACTATTGTATTTATTTGGTACCTAATTAATGGTACTATTATTCCTCAGAAAGAAGTTGAGGGAAGACAGTGTTACAGGGTTAATTTCCCTGAAACTACTGAAATCACAGAAGGTGACAAAACCTTTTGTGGCAATGTTGTAGATTATGCCTATAAAGGTGAAATCTATAACTATATTGAAACAAAGAAATTTGTTTACAATGAAGATTTAAAATAAGGGGAGTAATCCCCTTTATTATTAATTTAAATTTAAACTAAAAATTATGAAAGAAATGGATTGTCAATTTATAGAGGTTACCTCTAAAAAAGCACACAGTAATATAAATGGAACATTATATTTTTGGTGTGTTGTAAGAATAGATAATAAGAAATACAAAGCAATGATTTATGCTACTACTTTATGGCAGAATAACATAAGTAAAGGAACTTGGTTAAAAGCAAAAATATCAGGTTCTCTTATGATAGTACACTATGAAAAAGGTTGGTATACATTATCTGTGTGGATGTAAAGGGAAGAAATTCCCTTTTTTCTTTTATAAAAATACACAAGTAAAAATGTTCACTCTTATTGCCTTCGGCAAGGCTTTTTTTAAAAAACTTATTTATAAGCAAGTAAAGTAAACAATGTTGTTTATTTAAAAACTATAAGGTATGATTAAATTAAAATTTGTAGAAGAGACTACAAGTCTTGGTAATGTTGTTAAGAATGCAAACATTACAGGTAAATTATTAAGCATTAGTGAAAAAGTTTTTGATTATGTAAGTCCTGAAACAAAGGATACTGTATATTACAAACTTGCTACTATTTCATTCAAAGACCTGAATGGAAATGATAATAGCACTTCAAAATGTGTAGTTTACCAAACTTCATATGAAAAAGGTATGGAGATAGGACAATCTTATTTGGGTAAAATCACATTGAGTGATGCACTTAATGAAGATGGGTCTAAAAGAGCACCTTGGATTATGTTAAGTTCTTATGTTAAAGGAGAAGAATTATCATTTGATGATTTTGAACAAGCATAAGTAATAAAGAAATAGTGTATAGAAATATGCACTATTTTTTTTTTGTATCCACCGTGTGTAACTATGTGACTTTGGTATTGAAAACCAAGTAGTTACAAAATGTAGAATTTGTAAAAGTAACAGTTTTTACACTCATTTCCTTCGGAAAGGCTTTAAACCTTACTTAAAAGTACATAAAAATTACAAAGTTTTTGGGTATTTGCGGTCACCCACAGGTCTCCTTAAGCCTCCTTGTATATAAATGTACAGGCTACGGTCATATAAAAATTATATAATAAAGTATATAAATTTATAAGACTAAAAGTTCTGTGATTGAGTGTGTATAAGGGTTACAGGATGTTTGAGTGATAAACTCTCACCATATCTTTACTTGTAAGAGTACTAACAGATTTGGAATAAAGTCATATAATATATGTTATATAGCTAAATAAATAAGAGTTCTATACTCTATGTATGAACTATTACTATTAGTCTCTCTCTCTATAAGAGGAGTATTATTAGTATTTCCGGAATATTTAAAATTTATAAAAATATTGCCAAATGACAGGGCTTGATACTGTTATGATTTTACTTATTAAATACTTACAATTATGATTACTATGTTTATGATTACTGAAGTTACCAAGTTGGTTGCTTCTGCACAGAAAAATGGAGTTAGCTTTTCTAATGATTATATAGATGCTCTTTATGAGCTTCCTATTGAAGAAATAGTAGAGTTACAAAAGTCTTATAATGCAGAGAAATTAGTTTCTGCATAATTATTAATTGACCTTAGCAGTGGGATGGTGAAACTGCTTATACTTATTAAATACTTAAAAAATATGATTATGACATTTACTTATCCCCAAGAATTACAGGTTAATAACATTATTAATCTTAAAGAAAAACACAGACCTGAGAATAAAAACTTTTATGGTCTACCAAATGAACGTGAAATAGTTAAAGCAAGACAAAGAACTAGACCATGGGACAACTGTTGGTTTAGTAATAAACCACACATTATTAATTTAACTGTTGAACAAGCAATTAAGTTTTATCCATCTTATATGAAATGGATTTACCAAAACTTATCAATTAACTGGTCTACTCACACACTTAAATTATTAAATCAATTACTATGAAGACAATTAATATTATTAATGCTATCAGTATTCATTTACTGATAGCTATATTCTTGCAGTATTTTATTGTAGGAGTATTTACTTATAACATGATGGATTTTTCCGGTTTTGCAATTCATAACTGGATTTTGGAAATTATGTATTTAACATTTGTAATAACATTAGCACTTAAAAAATAAACTTATGAATACATTAATCTTTCTATGGTATCTAATTACAGGTACTGTAGTTTATCAACAAGAAATGGATGGAAGATATCAGTATGCTTTATTTTTTCCTGATGGAAAAGTTGTAGATTATGCAACAAAAGCAGAGATTATGGAATATATAGAAACCAAT